ACCAACTGCGGCAGACAAATTATTCTGTTATCGAATTGTTTTACCGCGCTCTGGAGCGGCACCACCACAAAATGGGGCTACTTTGGAAATACCTGGTACTAGGTACACAATTGCGGGACGTGCAGAAGAAGAATCTGAATTAGCTTACATTTACCGCCTACGACAATCCTACGAGCAAAAGCAGGGATGATGATGAACGCTAAGGAACGTGCAGCCTTTTTGCGTGGTTACAATGCGGGACGTGCAGTTACTAGAGATGATGTTGAAAGTGGATCATTAGCAAAGACGTTTAGAAAAACTTCATCAATGTCTCAGAAAACAATCGACCGTTTAATTAGAACATATGGTGTTTAAGATGGCTTGGTTTAACTACGGTTATACTCATGCAGGTTTAGTTGCCTATGATGATTATGATGGGTATCGTAATCGATATGGCGGTCAAGATTCTAACGTAGATCTAAACGATGATGATATGTCTAGGTTGCAAGAGATTGCTCCAGACTGGACTTATGAATATCGAAGACCTGTCCATGAAGATACCAGGGAAAGAGAATTTGAATTTGAATATGATCGTAGTGGCGAACAAATGGAACGTGACTATTACGAAGAGTTAGAGTTAGCTTTAGATTCGAGAGAACCTGACCGATATAGTTGGGACCAATACGACCGCGGTTACTATTATTGAGGCTGACATTCAAAACAGATGTAGAATGGCGCACCATCATAGTAGCCATAATGTAAACTCATTAATTTGTCATCGCAATAACAATCACATACCTTGCATAACTCGTAAGTGTCAGTCATACTCTCACCTCAATCATTAGTAGTTCAGCGGTTTGAATACAAAGAATGCACAACGCTTCATGTTTTTCTTTGTTGAAATTCCATGCTGTACCATATTCTTCGCCTTGTAGTGTCATTGTCTGACATGCCGGACATTGAAAATCTTTATTGCAAATCATTCTTCTTCACGTCCTGGGTACTTAATTTTCATTAACATATGATACCACATGTCGGATTGCTTTTGTGATAATTCTAAATCCTTCTCTAGCTGCGCAATCACCCTGGATACGGGTTCTTGGTTGCGCTCTGAGCGTAATTGATTTCTTACCCACGCACTGAAATTAGTTTTATTCAACGCTAATTCCCATGTTTCTTCGTCTAATGTCAATAATTTGGTCCGATTTTTCCTAGCCATTCAGGCTCACCAACCTAACGGAAGAGGTTATTGTATATATATACACCTGGAAAAAGGCTTGGCCTTGCAGGCCAGTGTAGTTTTGTTACTAGGGTAGTTATACACTACCCGTAGTATTAGGGTGGTAGGGCGGGGTGAGTGGCTAGGCTTCGGGTCCGCTTCGCGGAGAAGATTGCCTGCAGTAAGGGGGACCAGTGTAATTTATACACCGTCTTAGTGTAGCGAAGCACATGACAACCAGTAAAACAGCGTCATTTTATTTGACCGAGACCGTATCAATTCCTAATGCAAGTGCCTCTGGTACACGTGTTCAGGCAGAATTAGACATTGGTGGGCTAGTAAACATAGCATCATCAGAAGCATTGGCTATCGAATCTGTAGATTTTATTCTACAGGTTGGTAGTGACTTTGCTGGCCCAATCAGTCAATCCTTGGCTGGCGATGGTTCAGTCAACGGTCAACTAACAGACCAAAACCCGGGATCTCTATTCGTTCGTGCTGATGATAATAACCTCATTGCATCAATGCACCTAGATGTTGACCAAGGAAACAACGTAGGAACATCAACCCAGGACTTTTACCCAGACAACTTTGGCAAACTAAGCGAGTCTTTCTTTGCAGTTAACGACACACTTTACCTTGTTGGTGGAATTGATGCAAACGCAGCTGCAGACAATCTATTCCTAACTGTTCGTGTAAAAGCAAGAATTGCCAAGTTGAGCAAGCAAGATTGGATGGCTCTAGCGATCCAGAGTACCGCAAACAGCGACTGAGGTTGTTTAGTGTGGTTGATGAATCACTGCAAGAAATTATTCTTGCCGCTTTTTTGGCTGGTGTCAAGGCTGGTGTTGTGGAAGAAGGCGTTCCCGCGGCTAAGAAACACGGCAAACAAGTCGGTAAGCGTATCGTTAGGGGTCGAGGCAAATCTATGCCTGGGACAACAACACGAAGAAGAATAAGTGCATACCAAACTGCATATGGTAAAAATTTCAAGAAAGTCGCACCTAAGTATAAGAAAAAAGGCGGCGGTTGGAAAAAGGATGGTTTCAAACGCGCCCAGGCAGAGGCTCACAAACTTACACGTAAGGAGATGAAGAAATGAACTCAATACAGGCTACGTTCCCAACACTAACTTCAACATTTGATTTAGGTACTGGTACTTGGAGTGCTGATGATTCAAACCCTTACGTACAAACTGCTACCACTTTACCAACTGGTTTTGCTTTTGTTTGGGATGAGACAATAGATCTAACTCCTTTTGCTGTTCAAGATAAAACGTTTTTCCCTGATCGCCTGGGGGCACAACAACCTGGGTTACATCTATGTGGCCCAGCTGCCGCTAATTGGAATGGCGAAGCAGGATTGGAAATAATGGATATTATCACAAGTGTTCCAATTGGTATTGGCGATCTAAAAGATGCTTTGATTGCTAGAACATTTCCCGGCATGCCTGATTATCCTTTGGACAATCAATTCATTATGATGGGTAAGTATTGTGCTTATTCCGCAGATGCTAACTTGTCCTATCCGGGTTTAATGAATCCAGTTAAAGAAGCAAACTTTGGTGCAGGACTACCAACTGCGGCAGACAAATTATTCTGTTATCGAATTGTTTTACCGCGCTCTGGAGCGGCACCACCACAAAATGGGGCTACTTTGGAAATACCTGGTACTAGGTACACAATTGCGGGACGTGC